CAATCTTTGCAAGGCTTTCGCCAGACTTAATCCGCATAGCAATATCTACTGCATCTTGACCATAAAGACCTTTAGCCTTTTCGATACGGCCTTCGTTGTAGACCTTGTCGCCTTTATCGTTTGCTTTATCCCAAGCAAAGCCAAGTTGACCTTGTGATAGTGGGATAGCAAGAGCACGATAGCCACGAGTTACAGCATCAGATACTTCTATAAGACCCTTAAAGGCTAGCGTTAAAGGATTGTAGCTAAAGGCTGCTGACATCCAACCCTTGCCTGGCTTTTCAATAGGATCTTGCTTCCCAAAAGTTTTAACCATATCTTCTTTTTGATCTACTGGCATCTGGTCAAAAGACTTCTGCGCTATATCATTTGGAAGACTACTAAGCTCTTTGTGCTTATTCATCTTCTTAGAAAGAATATCAATTTCACGCTTTTGTTCTGGCGTTAAACCAGCAGCGTATGCGGCTGCTTTAAGATTATCAGCCATTAGTTACCCCGCGATAGTGCTTCTTGGTATAAAACAGCAATCTCTCCTGTGGTATCAAACGGAAGCATCTGTGCCAAAGTATCTGATAGTTTAACTGTTACCTTATTCATACGTAATGCGCTAGATCCAGGTCCTTCGCCGCGATCAATGCCTGCTGTAATCGGTTCATCAGGACGTTCTGTTTCTGCAAATAAACCAGTAAGTGGTGTTAGTGCGGCGCTAGATGCGGCATATCGTGGTTCCGATACTGCATCAGGAGTCTTACTTAGCGGAGCGCCGGATTTAATGGCGGCTGTCTCTACGCCTTCGCCATAGGCAATAGAGCCTAACTTCATCTCTGGTGTTCCGACGTCGGTACGCTTTGAATAGGATGAAGGACCGGAAACGCCTACCAATGGGTTATCTGCCATCTGGTTCCTCCTCTATAGTTTCTAAATCTTGTGCCATCTGTTCCCACGCCTTGTGGGTTTCGGTAGTTCTATTTGAGTGGTAAATACTTAATTCGTATAGTGACTCAAAGAATGTTTCTATTACTTGCGATAGATTAAAAAGTGTTTCTGTAAATACAACTAAGAAATCTGTCCAGCGTACAGGACGACGTATTTTATTATCATTCATCGCCCTGTACACCTTTCAGTAGTAATTAAGCCTTCTTGCCTTTGCGACCTGCTGGAGCGTAACCGAAGTCAACTTTGCCTCCCTTTACAGATCCTGCCTTAGTATCAACCTTAACTGGTTGTACTGGAGCTGGAGCGTGTGATCCTTTATTCATTTTTTACACCTCCCTCGGTTATGCTGCACCGGTGATACCGGCTAGTAGTGTGGCTATATCAGGTTTTTGACCAGCAGCAGGGGCCGTACCACCTTGTTCTTGTGGAGGTTGCTGCGAGGCAGGGGCGGGGGCCGCACCTGCTGCTGGAGACATAGGAGGCATACCTGGTGCTTGCATCTCAGGTTGCGCTGGTTGTGCTGGTGGAGTAAATACTTTTTCTACAATAGACTCTAGTGAAAGTCCTTTTTGACGGCCTGAAATAACTTCAGCAATACGAGTAACAACTTGTGTCGGGTCTTGACCCTGTGCCGCCATCTGCGGGATCGCTTGCGCGTACTGTGCAACCGCGATGCGGAGGGAGTCGCGCATCTCTTCAATATCCACGCGCTGTTCTTCTTGCGTAACATTGATCTCTACCGGTAACTCTCGACGTACGTAATCCCTGGAAACGAGCTTATCCGAACGCATCTGAAGTAAAGCGATGACAGCACGGTTAGGATCCATACCAGACATAATGCCATAGCGAACATCCACGCCGTACTCGCCTTTGATGTCGCGGGATGGAACGTACTTAAGTGTATATGGGGTTCCATCGTCCGTTCCTTTGATTGTCTTTTGAATAGATCCAAAGATCTTCTCATCTACTTCAAAGCAAAGTGCAATAAGTTCTTCAAAGAGTCGAGCAAACTGTGCTTGTGCTGCTTTGATTTGTGTATCAAATCCAGCCTGTAGTGCTTGCACACCGCGACCAGTAACAACGGATGCGTCAATCTGACCAGAGCGTGATTCAGGATAACGAGCACCGAGACGTAGTTCGCGCTCTAATACACCGGACTCTGTAAAGACACCAGCAGGAAGTTCAAGACCTACACGACGGATACCTTGTGGATTAGCAGAACGCATAATCGCATCAGGACCAAGGGCTAGTTCCTGTACATCTTGTGGAATAGCAATAGGTGCTTGGATTGACTTCTCAGCGGCTTGGATCTGCAAGATAGCAAAACGAGCACGAGCGAGTTGTACAGCCAAGACATCATCAAACTGACCGCGTGCTTGGTTGTCTAAAGATGGACGAATACGAACACGGGCTAGGCACTTACCTATTGGGTTTGGTACACGAGATAGAACCAAGTTATTACGATCAGGAAGATAGATTAGATCCTGCTCTGCATCGTGGTAACGGATCATCGTCATATAAGGAGAACCAGGTTGGAAGTTGTTCTTCTTTAAGATCTGATCTGCAAACTCTGGGAACTGTGCTGATAGTGTGTCAGCATCAGACATAATGAGTTGGGTAAGTGAGATGGTGCGACCAAAGCGGTCAATCTCTGGGTAAGCCCCAGTAGGATCAACCATACGGATACGAGGATTGTTTCCTTCGTAATCCATCTCCACCATACCGATAGACATACCGTAGGTGTTATACCAGTCAGCGTTGTTGTAGTTCTGCAGCGCTAGGTCTGAGAATGAAACGTAATAGTTAGCGATACGAGTTCTAGTATCAGCAGCCTTGCGCTGAGCATCGGAAACCATATTAGTCGCTGAGCAGTTAAAGGATGGCATCGGTGCGCCGGCTTCAGCCAAGTCACGTGCTGCAACGTCAATGAAGTTAGCAACTAGCGGCTTTGGGTAATCCTCGGAGAACATCGAAGGGAATACTTTGGACAAGTCTCCCTGACGTACAGAGAGAACGTCGCGCATACGCTGATCGCGTGGAGCGTACTTGGTACGCAAACGCGCTAGCTTCGCGTCAATCTCTTTAACTGTTAACAATGGTATTCCTTAGTTAGTGTTGTAGTTAGGCCAAGAACCGGTCTTCTTAGAAACAGCCTTACGCTTTGCCATAAGTTTGTCCATAGCCTTAGCCTGCTTCTGTGCCTCAGTCATTGGCTTTGGCTTAACAGTTGCTTTAGGCGTTGGCCTTCTTGACGGTGTAGCCATTATTTCTTCTTTGGCTTCATAGAGTTCATCAACTGAATCTTGCCACGAGTTGCTGTTCTACCAGCATCTAAAGCGCGGCGATTGCCGACGTCACGAAGTCTTTTGTTTTCAGCGCTAGCAGGTTGTGTTTTTATTACTTTGTTTGTTCTGGTTGAATATTCTTGTGCATCGCGTGCTTTGGTAACTACTTTCGCAACCTTAGCTCGTAAAACAGAAGGCTTCTTCTCTACTACTTTTGGACTCTGCGCCATTGATGCGCCGCGAGTTACTGACTTGGTTCCAGTCGCAGGACGAGCTGAAACGCTGCCTGTAATCTTAACCTTTGGTGCTGGTGTTGGTTTCTTTGGTGTTGCCATATTTATCTCCTTAGATGAATGTTTTGTTCTGTTCAGCCAGCATCTCATCTATATTGATGACTACTCGCTTACCTATCTCACGACGGGATAGAAATGGATTCTTCATATGGTGGTTGGCGTACTGACCGAAGTTGAGCATTTCGCGTGCTCGGATCTCACAGAACCAAAGTGCCATAACCATATCTGTTTTACCTTTAGTGGTAGGTGTCCACGTAATCAACTGCTCGATAAGAGCCTTGACGTTTTCAGTCTGGTCACTAGGTAAATGTATTAAGTTATCTCGGTGGTGCTTGCCATCGGCCTGCTTAGTACCAAACAAGGTAGCCATAGATGCCACACCGAAGCCTGAATCCCACTTATTGCTACCAGTATGGTGTTCCTTTAATAGAACGCCGCGTGATTGCAAGAACTGACGGATGCCTTCATCCTGCGTTAAGAAAGCCTGGAAAGCGTTCTTCTCAATGATCCACTCACTAGGTGAGTAGAGCGAAGTCCAGTTAAGGATAATGTCGCGGATCTGCTGAGGTGAAGGCTTAGTAATTTTCATAGCATCTACGATGTAGCGCTTATTGGTATTGCGATCTACCGCGTAACAGATTGCTGCGGTATCTCCGACAATCGCCGGGTCCATACCGCAGATAATAGAAAAGCCACTTAAATCTTTTGGATGTCCAGGGTAGCCCGGTTCTAAACGACCTGCTTTACGCATACCGTCAATAGATCCCTTAACACATACAGGATCAAAGGCAGCGTTTTCAGAGACATCTTGCTGCTGATATACCAAAGCCCAGGTGCTTGCATCCATTGCTTGGCGTTCGTTATAAAGG